GCAGAACTAAACGAACTGCTAAAGCAAGCAGGAGTTATTCAAGATGACGATGACAGTGTACAGCAAGAAGCCGCAGAAGATGTTGCGGAAGAAGAGCCTGTCTCCGAACCAGAAACCCAAGAAGAGCCAAGCGAAGACGTTGAGCACGAGGCCAAAGCCCCAGCGCAAGAAGACGACTCAGAGCTAAGCGCCGAAGAGAAAAGCTTTAAGAAGCGTTACTCTGACATCCGCAAGTACATGCAAGAGAAGGATGCAGAGTATAAAGCTAAGCTAGAGAAGCTAGAATCACAACTAGAATCTGCTACAAAGAATGAGCTTGTACTACCTAAGTCTACTGAAGAAGTAGAAGCATGGGCTAAGAAGTATCCTGACATTGCTGGCATCGTAGAAGCTATTGCAGATAAGAAAGCTTCTGAGCGTGCATCTGACTTAGATAGTCGCTTGAAAGAGATCGAGGAACTGCGTGTTACTGCTAAGCGTGAGAAAGCAGAAGCAGAGCTAATGAGTATACACCCAGACTTTAATCAGATCCGTGAAGACAATGCGTTCCACACATGGGCAGATTCACAGCCTAAGTGGGTACAGGATGCTTTATACGAGAACGAGGATGACGCTAAGTCTGTAGCTCGTGTGTTAGACTTGTATAAAGTAGACAAAGGAATCAAGACACAGAAACGTTCATCCGAAGACAAGGATGCAGCCTCATCAGTTAAAGCTAAGAAGGCAGCACCAGCTACGGATGACGCATCGAATTACCTTCGTGAATCACAGGTTGCAAAGATGTCCATCAAAGAGTACGAGAAGCGTGCAGATGAAATCTTTGAAGCCCAGCGCAAAGGTAAGTTTATCTACGATTTATCTAAAAAGTAGCTTGACAATAAGCTATTCGTAGATACAACTATAGCATATACACAACTATACGTGTGTATGCTTTTCACTAAGCACTAGCCACATATTAAGAACTACCCAGTTTAATAGGCCCAGCGCATCAAGGACGGCCATCCTGCATTGCAAAGCTGACTACCCTATACGATTGGCCTCTTTTCATATTGTGGGTATGTAGTGTTATATATCAACGCCATATCTATATGAAAGGATACTATTATGATTTCGGCGGCATCAGGTGGTATGGCAGGCGCATTTAGCCCAGTCATCTACTCCAAACAAGCACAAATCGCACTGCGTAAATCCGCAGTAACTAACGCAATCACAAACAACGATTATTTCGGTGAGATTGCAAACCAAGGTGATACAGTTCGCATTATGAAAGAGCCTGACGTAACAGTCAACGCTCTGCAGCGTAACACATCTATCACAGCACAATCATTGGCTGACAATGACTTCCAACTGACCATCGACAAAGCTAACTACTTTGCGTTCAAGATGGACGACATCGAAGAGAAATTCTCTCATATCGACTTCGTGCGCTTGGCATCGGACCGTGCAGCTTATAAAATGGCTGACTCCATGGACGAAGAAGTACTAGGTTACTTGTCAGGTTATGCTGGTGGTGCAGGTTCTTGGGCAGTTAACACAACTGTTTCAGGTACTGTTGCTAACGCAGCTTCTGGTACAGACGAATTGTTGGCAGCTAACAAGCTGGACGCAACAGCATTCGGTAACTTGACTATTTCAGGTACTGCAACTGCTGGTGATGCAATTCCATTGGCACCACGTTTGCCAGGTGCAACTGCATTGTCAAACGCAACTGTTTCTCCATTGACTGTACTTGCACGTATGGCTCGTAAGATGGACGTACAGAACGTTGACTCTCGTGGTCGTTGGGTTGTAGTCGATCCAGTATTCGTAGAGATGCTGAAAGACGAAGACTCACGCGTATTGAACGCAGACTTCGGCGGCTCTGGCTTGATGAATGGCTTGGTATTGAACAACTTGCACGGCTTCCGTGTATACGTTTCAAACAACTTGCCATACTTGGGCGGCGGTGCTGGTACTTCTGGTACAACTGCACAGCAAACTGACTACGGTGTTATCGTTGCTGGTCACGACTCAGCTGTTGCTTCTGCAGAGCAGATCAACAAAGTTGAAACATACCGTGACCCAGACTCCTTCTCGGACATCGTGCGTGGTATGCACATGTACGGCAGAAAGATTCTGCGCCCAGAAGCTCTGGTTGTTGCGAACTACAACGCAGCTTAATTTAGCTAAACTTAGAGGCTGGCCTAGTGCTGGCCTCTTTGTGCTTTCTTAAACGAGGACATTCCCTATGCCTATCACAACAGCAATGTGCAACAGCTTCAAGCAAGAACTACTTGGGGGTGTTCACGATTTAGACACAGACACAATCAAGCTGGCACTTATTAAAGACACACCAGCTGGTACATATGATGACACCACTATTAACTATAGTGACGTTACATCTAACACAGACGAAGCTATCGGTACAAACTATGTTGCAGGTGGTAACACCCTAACAGCCCCTGTTATCTCACTAGATGGTTCCACAGCTATCGTAGACTTTGCAGATACAACATGGCTATCAGCTACTGTTTCAGCGGATGGATGTATTATCTATAACGCATCACAAGGTAATGCTGCTATTGCAGTAATCGACTTTGGTGGTACTAAGACATCAACTAACGGTGACTTTACTATTCAGTTCCCAACAGCTGATGCTTCTAACGCTATTGTACGTATCGCCTAATAAGGAGTATACTTATGGCTCTCCTACTCAGAGATAGAGTAAAAGAGACTACTACCACGACAGGCACAAACCCTATTGTACTAGATGGTGCAGTAAACGGGTTTCAGTCTTTCGGTTCGGTACTCTCTGACTTAGACACAACATACTACGCTATCTCACATCGTAATGCTAACGAGTGGGAAGTCGGATTAGGTACATACTCTTCTGGCGCTGGTACAATTACACGAACAACAATCCTTGAGAGCAGCAACGCAGGTAGTGCAGTTAGCTTTACCTCTGGTACCAAGGACATCTTTATTACGTTACCCGCAGAGAAAGTTGTAGCTCTAGATAGCAACGACGATTTGTTTGTGGGTAACATTACTACCAGTGGCTACTTACGTGGCCCTGCTACCTTTACTATTGACCCTGCTGCACACGGAGATGACACAGGTACTCTTGTTATTGCAGGTAACTTACAGGTAGACGGTACAACAACAACGATTAACTCTACCACTGTATCTGTAGATGATCTTAACCTTACCCTAGCTTCTGGTGCTGCTACAGCTGCTGCCGCTAACGGTGCAGGTATTACTGTAGATGGTGCATCTGCTACTATTACGTATGATGCTACAGCAGACCAGTGGGTTATGAACAAAGACCTAGCCACTAACCTGACAGGTAATGTCACAGGTCAAGTGTCAGACATTAGTAACCACACTACGACTGACTTAGCAGAGGGTGTTAACCTCTACTATACTCAGGGACGGTTTGACTCAGCACTAGCTGCTAAGACTACGACAGACCTGACTGAAGGCACTAATCTGTACTACACACAGACACGCTTTGATACAGCACTATCTGCTAAGACTACAACAGACTTGACTGAAGGTGTTAACCTCTACTACACTCAGGCACGTTTCGATTCAGCCTTTACAGCTAAGTCAACTACCGATCTAACTGAAGGTACAAACCTCTATTACACAACAGCTAGAGCTAACACAGATTTTGATACACGCCTAGCAACAAAAAGCACAACAGACCTTGCAGAGGGTACAAACCTGTACTATACTACTGCACGAGTAAGTGGTGACATTAACACATACGTCACTAAGAGTTTTGTTGATGCGCTGGGCGTAGACGCTGATACATTAGATGGTTTAGACTCTACTGACTTTGACCCCGCTGGCTCTGCGGTGGCTCTAGCAATCGCACTGGGATAACGACATGGCAAACACATTTCTCCGCAAGACATCACGCAACATAGGTTTGTATTTAAGTCCGATTGGCAGCTACACAGTGCCAAGCGCCACGGCAACGACAATTATTGGCCTAACTTGTGCTAACGTTTTGACGACTGCAATCACTGTTGACGTGGTTCTTTACAATACAACGAATGGCTCCACGCATATTGTCAAAGGGGCCACTGTTCCCGCTGGCGGCTCACTTGTCGTTGTCGGCGGTGATCAGAAGGTTGTGATGGAGGCAGGCGATCAAATAATGATTTCATCTAGCGCATCAGGGTCATGTGACGTTATCATGAGCATTCTGGAGATTACATAATGGGTAAGTCTAAAGAATTAGCTGAACTGGGTGATGTCTTTACGCAGACTAGCGGTAGGGTTGGTGTGAATGTACCAAACTCGTCTTACGACTTTTATGTCAAGCAAAGAGGCAACTCATATTCTTTTGGCCTTGAGGCCGACACAGATGACACCAGACTTCTTATGGGGGAGTTTAATAGCCAGTGGCGCATTGCTGCAACTTACGGGTCTAATGGCAGTTTTATGCCTTTTGCGTTTTATACATCGGACGTAGAGCGTGTAGTTATTGACACGGCTGGGCGTATGACTCTGCCGTATCAGCCTGCGTTTCAGGCGTATGCTGACAGTGGTGGTAATCAGCACTTTTCAGGTTCTACAAATCCGTATTTCTCTAGTACAGTAACCAACACTGGAAACCATTTCAACGGAACTACATTCACTGCTCCTGTTGCGGGTAAATATCTGTTTTCATATTCTATCTTAACTGGAACTGCGGGTGACTATGGTCTGATTGCATTACATGTAAACGGCGTTTCACCTGTTGGAAGTCAGAATTGGACACAGTGTTATGTAAATACCACAAATGATCAAACAGTCAGTAGTACGCAGGTATTAACGTTATCAGCCAATGATCAAGTGAATTTATTCCTTCACCCAAATTATATAAACTTCTATTGGAGTGGGAACTACAGTAAATTCAGCGGATACTTACTAGGATAAGGACAAACACATGGCATACATTGGACAATCCTTAACCGAAGGCACACGCAGAGCTTACACATATGTAGCTACCGCAGGCCAAACCATATTCAATGCAGTGTACAGCGCGGGTTCTGTAGACGTGTACCAGAACGGCATTCTGTTGCAGCCCTCAGACTACACAGCCACTGACGGTGTTACTGTCGTGCTGGGCGTAGGTGCTGCGATCAACGACGAGATCACTGTAGTGTGTCACAACACGTTCAGCGTTGCGGACGCACCTACACTATCTGGCGGCGGTACATTCAGTAGCAGTATTCGTGCGCCTCTGTTTGACACAGATCAGAACAAAACAAAGACGGCGGTGTTTCAGATAAATGAGCAAAGCATAACAACAAACACAACTATTGGTGCAACGGAAAACGCAAGCACTGCTGGCCCTATTACTATAGCCAGTGGCGTTATTCTTACAGTCAATGGCAACCTAACGGTGATATAAATGTCAGGTGAATTGATATTACAAACACTTAAAGGCCCTTCATCTGGGGCTAATGCAAATAAGGTTCTTGTCCCTAGTGGACATACGCTAGATGCGTCTGGTGGGACGTTGGTACCTAGTGCTGGCGCTTTAGTGCAGGTTGAAACTGCTACACACAACTATTTTGATGGTACAGGAAGTGGTTGGTCTGATGTTGTTACAATCCCATTTACTCCAAAGTATGATAACAGTTTAATCATTGTTCGGTACAATGGGCATATATACAAGTACAACTCAAATGCTTTTCCAAACAGTGAGGCCAGAATTACACATGATCAAGGTGGTGCATACTCACAAATAGTAAAACATCCTTATGTTATATATCATGAGGCTGATAACTATATGTATAGCTTGTCTATGGCAGCA